CCCAAAACTGGGAAAGAATCAGAATATACTCTGAGAGGACTGCAAAGTTTTTTCGCATAGCCCTCTTTCATAATACGCTAGAGGGGTATTACAAGACCAACTTTGCTTTAATGCAACACCATAAATACAGCTTGAGTGAAATTGAAAATATGATGCCCTTTGAAAGGCAAGTTTATGTTTCTTTATTAATGCAATACTTGGAACAAGTTAAACAAGAACAAGAAAAACAAAAAAGGTAATGGCAGCATCAACCGTAGCATACACTGATACCACAGGTAACATGGATTATCTGGGTATGATTGCAGGTCAAATTGGAAGACGTCTTAAGGAAGCTTCCAATATGGCGTCAGAGGAGCGTGCTTACGCTGAAGAACAGGCAGAGGCTGGTGGAACATCGTTATCAGAAGCAGGGATAGGTAGAGGATATTTTTTTAAGAGAGCCCTTGGTTCAAGATTTGGCGGAGATAGAATTGCCAGAACCAAGGGCAGAATGGGTTTTGGTGGTGCTGGAACTAATCCTGCAGGAGATTTTAAAAGTAGATTTCGTGGTGGATTTGACTATAACGTAACTAATGAACTGTCTTCAATACCAGTATCTAATGCATTGACTGCAGGGTTACGTGGAGTAGAAAGTGGATTAGTAGCAATATCCCAATCAATAAGTGCTTTAGCTAGTGGCATGGGTGATCTTGCCAGAGGACAGGATAATTTAGCAAAACAAGCAATATTGAACGGTGCATTTATGCAAGCGTTCTTAAACCACATGCAGAGAGAAGGAGCTCGTCAACGTGCTGGTAGAGAGGAGAGAGGATTAGAACGTCGTGGTGGCGGTGGTTATGGTGGCGGATTTGGTGGATCTGGTGGCGGTGGTCGTGGAATGATCAATGTCACACCGTCAGGTGGTGGTAGAGGTGGAGGTGGAACTGGTGGTATAACTAGTTTTCTTACTTCTCAACTTTTAGGTAAAAGGACAGCAACTAAATCGGGAGCAAAGGCTATTCAACAACTTCCTGCAGCTGTAAAATCTTTGAATAAAACTGCAGCTAGTGGTTTTGTTGGTGCTTTAACTAAAGGAGCTACAAGTGAAGAAGTTGTATCAACAGCAGGAAAAATGATTACTGGTGATGTTATTTCGGATCCACTTGCTAAATCAATTGATGATATAATTCCTGGTATGGGTCCGATTGGTAGAATTTTCACAGGTGACTCAATGAGAGGTGCTAAGTTAGCAGCAGAAACTGATTTCATGTATGCAGATATGTTGGCAAAGGCACAGATGGAAATGAGTCCTGAGGGAGCAAAATTACTAGATGATTTGATTATGGGAGATTTGGGTAATAAAGCGATAAAACAAAAAGAAGCAGTAGAATTACTTGAATTTATTAAAAAGGGTGGATATACTGGCGGTGAAATAAGTACCGATGCAGCTTTGGATATTTTGAAACAGGGTATGGGTGATGCAGAGTATGGTAAACTCATGAATGGAGTAATGCAAGGTGCTGATAAACCCATTATGAAACAACTGGGAGGAACTGTTGCAGAACAAACTTTAAAACAAGGATCAAAGTTAAGCATAAAAGCTGGAGCAAAGTCATTAGTTAAGAAACTTCCTCTCATTGGAGCTATCGCTGGTGTAGCATTTGGTATTCAACGTGCATTGGAAGGAGATTTTCTTGGTGCTGGACTTGAAGTTACATCTGGTCTTTTGGGTATGGCACCTGGTATTGGTTCGTCAGTAGGTTTAGGTATTGACGGATTCCTGCTCGCTAGAGACTTAAATGCGATGCCAATGGCAGATGGTGGATTCTTAACAAAATCAACTCTAGTTAATGCTGGTGAAAAAGGTGCGGAAGGATTTTTCCCGCTAGAGGGAGCTAGAGGTAAAAAGACATTTAAGATGTTTGGTGAAGGTGCATTACAGGCTAGATTAGATAATGAAAGTGAAGATACTAAATTATCAGCACTTGGTCATAAAAGATATTTTCAAGATTTTGGTGGTATAGATTCACTATTTGAAAAATTTAAAGAAATTTTTACAAATATAAAAGAAGCTATTGTAGAAGCTTTTAAATCACTTAATCCAATGAACATGTTCAAAAGAGATAAAGGACCTAATGAAGGTAAAAATCAATGGTGGGATTTTATGGATATAGTTCCTAATCCAGAAATTACTAATCCAAATAATTCAAATGATACCGCAAATATGTTGAATAACAGTTCTGCAGAAACAAGTATGGGAATGTTTATATCTCCTACTATTATTAACAATAATTATGCTGCTGTTAGTAGTGATAGTGGTTCTGAAGAAGGTGGTGATTCTTCATTCCCAAGTGGATTGCAAACATATGCACTTAATTACAGTTTATTCAGTAAATAATAATGGCAGAACAACATTCCTCTGAAGCAAGACTTATTAGATGTGTAATGTCTAGAGAAGGAAAGAAGTCGGTTGGATTTGGTTCTGACATGGTTGCTGGATTTAGCATATCTGAAAGTCTTGAAGCACCATTTATGGGAGGAGCTTTAACTGTCAGTGATTCAAAAAATCTTATAAATGAATATCCTATTCAAGGCGGTGAAACTATTAATATAGAACTAAAAACTAGTTTTAGTGATATACCAATTGAATATAATTTTGTTATTGCTAGAATTGGAATTAGAGAAGTAAAGAACAAAAAACAATTATATACTTTAGTATTAGTCTCACCCGAATTGTTAGTTAATGAAAGTATTCAAGTGCAAGATCCTCTTGAGGGAAATCCCGAAACAATTATTGAAAAAATGTTAGGTAGAGAATATCTAAATTCAACGAAAGAACTTTTTTCAGAACCATCTAGATTTGAGGTTAAGTTAAATCCTGCTAAAACTAGACCATTTGACATCATCGCAAAAATTATTAAGAGATCTGTTTCTTCAAAAACCACTTACACAGGAAAGAAGTATAAAACATATGAGGAAAATAGACAAAACAGACCTAATTCAGAAAGTAAACCAATAAAAGGTAGTGCTGGATTTCTTTTTTGGGAAACTCGTAGAGGATATAATTTCTTTTCTATTGATGCATTATGTGATACATCTGAGAATGGAACATTTATATTTAAAGATAAGAAAGAAGGTGACAAAGAAGAAAAACCAAGACTACAGGCAGAATCATGGGGTCCTTACGTAGAAAAAATAGCAAATACTGAAATATCTGGAGACCAAAGATTTTTAATTACAAAAGCTACGTTTACATCTGAAATTGATTTAACACAATCTTTGCGTAAAGGAAAATATTCTTCTTTAATGATTTTCTTCAATATATCTACAGGACAATATGAAGAATATACTTATAAAATTAAAGATAGTTACGATAACATGGCACATCTAGGTTATCAAGATAGCGTTGCAAAGATTCCTAATAATGAAAAAGGTGATTTATCAGAATCTCCTAGTAGAATCATGTCTGTTTTATTGGATCATGAATCATGGTATAATGGACCAAGCATCGCTAATCCAGATGATGCCAAAGCAACAGATCCAAATAAATTTGCAGATTGGCAAAAATATTATGCATCACAAGGAGTAGCAAGAGCTGAATTATTATACAATCAAGAACTTACTCTTGATATTCCTGGTAACCCAGAAATATGTGCAGGTGATAAAATTGATATCCGAATCCAAAGTAAGTTAGCAGATGAACAGAGAAAAAGAGAACCATATGATCTAGAAAGTAGTGGAATTTATCTTGTCAAAACTGTAAATCAAATGTATAATGCTCTTAACACAGAAAACGGAACTTTAAAAACTACGTTAGGACTGTGTAGGGACTCTTATGGAGTTGCAGAAGTCCCTTCCAATCACGGCAATAAATAAATCAAGGAGGTACTATTCATGGAAAGTATAGAAAAACACATTGCTCTAGATAAAAAGATCGTAGAAGATCCTTTAGCAAACCCTGCAGCACGCAGACATGCAAAAGAGGAACTTCACGAACTTGAAGTTTATGCAGAGCATCATAAAGAAGAGATAGAAGCTGGAGATCATCATGATCCTAATGCTTTAGAACTATTTTGTGAAATGCACCCTGATGAACCAGAGTGTCTAGTTTACGACGACTAATATGGATGAAGCATTATCACGGTTGATTCCTACTAATAAAATCGGAAATGACGGATTTTCTTGGTGGATAGGTCAAGTAGAAGCAACCGCCAGCGATGAAGAAAACAACAAAGGCGGATACCGTTATAAGGTAAGAATCGTAGGAGATCATCCTCAACAGAAGGATATTCTTGATACGGATAAATTGCCTTGGGCAAATGTGATGATGCCAGTTAATGTTCCTTTTATGCCTGGTAATATTGGTGGAGCTCATCCTCAATTAATACCAGGTTGTTGGGTAACAGGATTTTTCTTAGATAATGATAGGCAAAAACCTATTATCATGGGTTCTGTTGGTGTTGTGCCAGGTGCAACATCTACAATTAATAACTGTGCTCCAGATGATAATGAAGCATTTAAAACATGTGTAAGATCTGGTAAATATGCACCGAATCCCATTACAGATGGTGAGGAAGGAAAGGACGGCACTGCTAAGACTGGTGGCGGACTTTCTGATGGAACAACTAGAGGAGATGGTGAAAAAAGAGTAGACGAAGGACTTAAAAAACAAGAAGTAATTAAAGATGAAGATTGGTGTCAGACTGTAGCAGAAAAGTGTGATGACGTTGATCTGAAAACACAAACAAAAAACATTCTTGCTCAATTTTTATATGATGTTCAAAACAGCAATGGAAATATTGGCACATTCTATGCCGATAAAATAACAGGTGAAGTAAATGATTCTTTAAAAGTAGCAAGAAAGTATGTAAACAAATTAGTCAATGTTATAACAGAGTTTCTTGGTAAAATTAAAGGGTATATTACAAGCAAAATTCAAGATGCTGTTGAAAAATTAGTAAAAGCTGTATTATCACCTAGTGATACTGGCAATAGATTGACACCTATTACTGAGTGGTTTAATAAAATTCTTAAGGATCTTGGATGTCAGATGGCAGACCTAGGTGATAGATTAATTTCATGGTTGACAAATCTTTTAATGAATTATGTTATGTCAATTTATCGTGCTGCTATTTGTCAGGTTGATGAGTTAGTAAATGGAATTATATCAAAAATTCAACAGTTAATGAATGAATTACTCACTAGCATTTTAGGTCCTCTACAAGATATCCTTGGTGCTATTGCTGAACCACTTAATATGATTGGAAATGCAATTAATTACATTCTTAGATTATTAGGTATCTCTTGCTCAGGACCTGATAAAACATGTGCAAAGTATAAAGAAGTATGTACGAGTGGTGAGAAAAAAGAAAAAGAAAATGATAAGGACTTTTTAGATGGACTACTAGAGAGTATTGATAACCTATTTGGTGATACTCCTGCAGATTATACACAGTATGTTTGTGAAGAAGCATACACAGGACAACCATTAGCAGTTACAACAATTGGATTTATTGGTGGAGTACCATTACCACCTGAGGATAAACCAAAAATAGTATATAATATTGATAGTATTGAAGTTACTGAGGGTGATACTGCAAAATTTACTGTAACAAGAACTGGATTTACTGAGATAGCTTC